AGAAATATCTGCGATCCTCGCACCATTGCGCCGCAGCCGTGAACTCGGTGGTGTCGATCATGTAGTTCTTGACAAATGATCCCGCACCAAAACGATCGTTCGTCATCAAGTCGTACAGAATGTCGGGAAAAAGATGCGTTGCTCCCGATCCACCCAAAAGCCTGGTGCATTCACGGCCTCCCGTTACATAGGCCGAAAACTGGCTGAACTGCTGGAACTCGGCGGATGATTGAATGTTGATGCCAGCCAGCGCAAGATTGTCGTATTGCGGCGCTGTGCTATTTTCCACGATTTCATTGACATAAACAATGCTATGTTCAGGCCCAGAATCTGCAGTGCTGCTGATCTCTGAATAAACAAAAGTTTCCGCTAATTTCCCATAGTCGTCGATGTAAGTACTATTGTCTACGAGAGGCAAGCCGTAGTAAGTTCGGAAAACAGTAGGGTCGTCCCCGTTCGTGTCTTCGGCGTAAGAATACTGTTCTTTTAATTCAGAATCAGCGTTGCCAAAAGTAATGCCAAAGTTGCTTGTATTAAGCGCAATACTTTCACCATTAAAGACAACGTCTATCCCACCATCGGAGATGGTGGCTCGACCTTTCTTGGGGTCAAGCACATATAAAAGGTTTGGCAGGCTCACGCGAAGTTCTTGCCGCACTTCAAACCCTGAAAGGGGTTCAAACATAAATTCACGTATCTCGGCAGAGCTAAACTCAAAGCGGATGTAATTAAAAACAGATTGCTGCGTTTCGCTTCTGACCCCGTAGGCATTACCCAACGTCGTCCAATTGCCTGCCCCAATTTTTCTATATTTGACTTTGAAGAATGAATATCGCTGCACTGGTGCTGTAATAACACCACTTTGGTAAAAGTTGTTGACAATATCTTCTGGGGGGTTGTTTTCAAAAGCTTGACACCATTGAGTGTCGGCGTATTCATACGTTTTTGTGTCCCTAAAGTTGCATAGATTGTTTATTCTGATGCCAAGAGTAGACTTCAGGCCAACTTCCACGGCTTGACACGCCCTCGACGTTGACACCAGTCCCCGTGCGTAGCGCAGCAGGTGTCCCCCTGTCGTGCCTTTTTCCCTTACGCCTAAGTCGCCGCCTGCATCTTCAAGCCTTGACGGGGAAAAATTCTTAATGACCCCAGATTCAACGACAGTGAAACTGGCGACAACAGCTTGACCCCCGCTGCCATTTAGCTCGGCTTGTGATACAAACTGCGCTGCTGGAGTGCGGTCTGTGCAGACGCATAAAGCCGACCCGACCTTATACAACTCGCCTTTTACCAACCGGTCATCCCAAGTTTTTTGCAGGGAAGCGACGGCTGACGCTACATCTTTCGCCTCCGCGTCATCATCTGAGTCCCCATAGGCGCTAAAAACAGTTCCCCAGTCACTTCCGTTATGAAGCCTGTAACTGACGATATCACCGACGCTGACTGAAGTTGCAGTCCCAGGGCTTGTCCCTGCGGTGGAATTGATCTGATTGACACCGCTAAATGTTGAAAAATTGGCCCGATACTTATCCCGTTTGTTCATCTTTGGCGCATCTACCGGGCAGTCAACAGTGACCTGCTCAGAGTCTTCACCCGGCCCTGTCTGGCTTCTTACTCCTGGGCTGATTATTGGGTTGACCTTGTACATCAGGTCATTCCCAATCGGCGCATAGACGCCAAAAGTCGTCTGTGTACTTGGCCGGTTAGACGAACAGAAATCTGTTCGCTCTGCTCCGTTCCAGTAGACCTGAAAAACGTCTGAGCTGGTAGAGCTGCCGTCATCATTGGCATTTGACCGGCCAGCTACTCTGTCACTTCCTCTAATTCGGCCTCCATTCTTGCTGAGATAAAGCGTTACTCGTGATGCTGCTTCAGTGGCAGAATTGCTGTCAAAAACATAGCCCTGTAGCGTACTGCTACCAATTGCAAAGTTATTAGGGTCAACGCTGCTGATGTTGCCTTCGCCGAGTAAAAACACGCCGCGTATCATCTGGCCGCCGCCTAAGCTCAGAATCTGGTTCCAGATCATTGGCATGTTGATCCGAATGCCGCCGTAATCTGTGCCAGATATGGTTTCTTTACGAGCGTAAACAATCGGGATAATGCTGCCTAACGCTGCAATGTCTTGCTGCGAATCAAAGCCATACCGTGGCGCAAACCGACTGTTTCGTAGGACTGTGCTGCCTTCCTCTTGGCGTTGAGTTGGCTGGCCTTGCTCTCCTGGGGCCTTTGGCGCAGAAGGCTTTAACAGCAAAGAAACTGCAATCGAACCTAGCCCAATTACAAGATTGACGATTGCAATAACTGTTGCAACTTCTGCAGTTACAGCAGGCTGCGGTCCTTCCGCTGCACGTTTTCTCGCTTCAATATGGAAGTGTCGATACTGCGCCTCCGTGAGGCCAAGGATTTCAGCTATGTAACGATCAGATGGCAGCATTATTTAAACCTCCGGTATTCCATTTTTTTACATCGTTCCACTGGAATCCAGCGCACGCCTTTTCGCCGGTTCACATGCAAAAGCCCCCCATCTACAACAACGCCAATACCGATATGATCTGCAGCTCGAAACATTGTCACTGCGTATTCTTCCGACGCGCTTAAAGACATTGTAAGCCCTCGATACAGCAGAGCTAGACCTTCGTAGTCGCCGCGTTCTGCCATGTCTAGCCATTCCTCATTCAATGCAGGATGTGGAACCCCTGCAGAGTCTAAAACGTGCCACGTCATAATCAGGCAGTCGGCCCCTTGGCCGTCGTTGGGATCCGCTCGAAACTCATGAGGGAGCCCGATCCAACGATGCCACATCAGCCCAAAGACAATGCACCGCTGGTTGGCAGTGCTCCAACCAATTCTGTGCTCAAAGTTCGTCGAGGGATTTGAGCTTTCACTGCATCGAGAGGTGATGTCAAACGCATGGTTATCGTTATTGTGTCCATTTCATACGACGCAATGCGCCATGTTTCAGTTGAAATTAATGCCTCGTCTGCAAACGTCAGTGGGTCGAGGCTGACAGTCTTGATCTCCAATATGTAACGGCTCTGGACCGCTTCTGCGAACAGATTCACAGAGATCGCATCCTTACCAGCGACCAAGGCAGCATTGGAGCGTTCACCGCCGCGAGACCCGCCGCCAGATGAAACGGCAAACGGGGCAAAGTTATAAGTCACACTGCCATAAGTGCGACTCTGATTGACGCTGAAATTTTGGTATGGCGTGCCGGTGTACGCATTAGCTTGAGTTTTGAAGCGGATGTAATTGACGAAGGCGTATGCGCTCATCAGATACCAACTTTGCTGCGTGTTCTAGGACTATTTTGCAGCGTCGCTAGGGTCATTGCCCGTCCGCGCTCGGCTGCCTGCGCCATGCCCTTGCGGTGCTGTTCAGCCGTGACGTACTCAATGTTATTTATCACCGTTGATTCATAACGAATGTCCAGCGGTTGCATGGCTTTGGCTTGCTGGTTGTTCAGCTGTTCGCGAGTGCTAGCAACGGCTCGCTGGCGGTCCAGCTGTTCGCGAGTGCTAGCAACGGCTTGCTGATTGTTCAGCTGTTCGCGGGTGCTAGCAACCTCAACGCCTAAACGACCGCCTGGGCCTCGCTTGAGCGGCATGATCGCTTCTGGGCCAGCTTCACCCATTAGTCCCGTACCATTCGCTAACGGGAAGATTGTCGGCTCGCCGACAATTCCACCTTTAGCAAACGGTACGATTTTATTTTGAGCAATTATGTTTCCTTTTGCGGAACCAAACAGCTTTCCCAGAATGCCACCGCCTGAACCTAAAGAGTTAAATAATTGGTTGATTCCAAGCTTTATAAACATGTTCCCGATGTCTTTTAATGTTGCTGATGCGACTTCTGCGAGAGATTTTGTGCCATCTACAGCAGCGGTTAAAGCATCGACTACACCATTTTTAATAGAGTCTCCGACGCCTTTATAGACGTCTTTCATCTTTTCGCCTTGCGCTTCAATTTGCGCGTCGATTTCAGCAGCAGCTGCGAATTGATTTTTCAGAAAATCTACTTGAGATGCCATTTCTGCTTTCTGAATGGCTTCAAGGGCTTTCCCCTGTTCAATTCGTGCTGTCCCAAGCTCTAAGCCTCTTGCAATTTCTAAATTCCTTTTTTCTTCGTTAGACAGTGCAGCTGCTGTTAAATCATTGTATTTTCTGTTTATGGCAGAAAGCTCAAACATAGTTGCAATTCTAATTTTTTCACGTTCATTAATCTCGGTTAATACTGAAAATTGACCGTCTAGGTTTATTTTCATTTCTTCTGAATTTTTTAATTGCTGCGCTATTTTTTCGGCTCTTCGTCTTGCCTCTACAGCGGGGTCTGGGCCTGCGCGGCCTTTGCTTTTTTTAGTAGGCTTTGTTCGACCCAAGGCTTCATCAAGCTGCTCTGGCGTCAGTGTGTCAAATCCAGCTCCGCCCGGCCTGCCTGTTGCTGTTTGGCTTCTTACATCTTCTGCGATTGATTTTGACTTAACAACTAAATCAACGATTAAAGTTCTTCTTTTTGTTAGTTCTTCAACTTTTAATTTTGCTTCGTCAAGTCTTTCTTTAAGATCATTTACGTCTTGAATTTTTCCTCGATAGTGCGGACTGTCCTCGAATTTTTTAGATGCAATGTTTAATTTGTCTAACTCTTTCGTTGCTTTATCTAAAGCCTCTTGCAGTACGGTTGGAGATGTTGACTCTAAGGCTTTGTCAAACTGCTCTTTTCTAAGCCTTGCATCTTCTATAGCCAACGCTACACCCACAATTGGCCCAAGCAAGAAAGCAACTTTTCCGGCGATGGCAATTAATGCGGTCAATTTGATCCCTAGTGCTGCGGCTGCTCCTGAGGCTGTAAAGAGTGCTGCCCCTAAGCCAAAAGCTGCCGCTGTTAGCGTTCTCATCGGGCCTGGTAGCTTTCCAACAACCCCAACCATTCCCGTCAGCCCTTGAACGGCTGGGGTCACAACTGGCAATAACTCAGCCCCGATTGCATTGCTTAGTTCGCTGGTTGCATTACTAAACTCTTTGAATTTTGCCGCTGGTGATTCGGCCAAAATCTGCTGAATCTTATCCTTGTTCTTCTCAAATCCTTTCGCCAAGGCGTTGATCAGAATGTCAGAAGTGATCTTCCCTTCACTGCCAAGCTTCTTAAGCTCGCTGACAGCAACGCCCATCTCATCAGCAACTAAACCCAGAATGCCTGGGATTTGCTCGCTGACAGACCTAAATTCATCGCCCGCCAGTCTGCCACTGCCTAGCGCTTGACTTAACTGAAGAAACGCCCCGCTCGCTGCAGCCGCGCTAGTGCCGCTTGCAATTGCCGTAGCATTGAAACCTTTGTAGACCGTCTGAACCTCTTCAAGGGTCTTGCCTAGTGGCCTCAGCCTTGCGTAAATATCTGAAAATTGGCTTGACGCTTCGGCTTGCGAAAGGTTAAACGTCTTAGCGTTATCTTTTACCAGCTGCTGTATCTTTCTAAATTCGCCATATTCTGCAGACAGCGCCTTAAGTCGTATTTGTGTTTGCTGAAAGCTTGCTGCCTGCCCAATCATCCGCTTTGTGAGCGCTGCAACGCCAAGCGACACGATCGCGCCTTTTAATCCTCCAAGCTTTGAACGAAACTTTTCGGCCTTAGTGGTCGATCGTTCAAAGCTTTTTTCTAAACGTTCAATTTCTTCTGTAACCCTTTTATACGCGGGGCCGTTAAGCTTTAAGCCAGCCCGGAGCTCTCTTAATGTAGAAATTTGAGCGCTTATCGCTCGTTCGGTTTTTAAAACCCTAGCAGATAAAACCCCTTGGACTTGTGAAAGCTTTGTGTATCCCCCCTGAGCTGATTCAGTGGCTGCTTTGACTTTCAGCGCTGCTGACGATTGCGCCTTAAGCAGTTTCGTCAGCTGGTCTGTCTTTTTAGCTGCTTCATCCGTCGCTTTCTTGAACCGCCCGAGCGATCTGATGCCCTGTGAGGCATCAACAATAAGCTTGACGATCGACTCAGCCATGGCCCTATTCTACCGGCCCCCTCTTTTTGCGCGGTCCATCGCTTGCTGCTCCTTCTCTGCCTTCAACTCGTAATACGCGGCAAAATGCACCATCTCAGCATCGGTCAGCTCTGTTCGCAGTCTGCTAACGGTCATGCCTAACTCGCAGGCTAGGTGGAACTCAAAAAAGAGCCACCCATCCTGCTTCAGTCGTTTTTTGCGTCTTCAAGACTGGCCTCTTCGCCAATACCAAACAGAAAGAGCTCCAGTTCATTCAGCACGCTTTCAGGTAACTGCCGCTGCAGCTTTGGCGCGTCAGCCGGTGCAAATGCCTTCGAGCCGTCCTCAAGCTCTGCCATCTGGCAAAGCATCTGGGTGCTCAGGTCTAACGCTTCATCAGTACCAGCTAATTGCTGCGATTTCTTGCGATCAGCCCTTGTGATCGGCTTAAAGTACAGACTGATAACAACCTTGCCGTCTGCATTCTTTACGTCAAACTTACGGCGCTGGTTGAGATCAAATTCCCCAACCAGCAAATCAACGGCGCGGTTTCTAGCCATTTAATACCAACTATTCATAAAATAATACAGCCCTATGCGTCTGATGTCATGTCGCCGTTGACGGTAAACGAACAATTAACAGTTACCAGATCACCAACAGTAGATGCAAGCTCCATGCTTTCGATCAGACCGGCAAAGGAGATTGAATCAGATCCTGATGTTGTCCCTGTAAGAAACAGCTCAAAGGTCGCCGTTGCTGGATCGTTGGCCCTAATGGCCTCAGCCATAAATGCAGATTGGCCTGTAGCGCTTTTATCGTAGACCAACTCAACCGAGCCCGATCCTCCTACCAATCCGCCGACGACAGTTGTGGATGTCTGACCTTGAACCGTCGTGTCCAGAACTGCTTTAGTAGTGCTGAGCGACCAACTGCGAGTCCCTACGACGGTTGCATTACTTGAACCGGCAGCGTCGAATTGAACGGCGCCCTGCTCTCCTCTGATTGTTGCCATTGGTCAAAAATCCTCGATAAATTCAAAGGCTACGGAAACCCTTGTTTGAAAAAACGGTTCCGGTTGAGGAGAATCCACAACTGCAGGGCCGTCAGCAGCGTCAAAGAAGACACCAGAAACTATGGCCCTATTGTAGAGATCTCGGATGCGTTTCCCAATCGCATAATTAGCGCCAGGCCCAACCCCTTTTGGCGTGAAGATGTTGCACAGCAGAACGCCGATGACTTTAGTGCTGCCCCTTGCCGTCAGGCCCTGGCTCAGATATTGGTTGCCGCCGAATTGCACAAGACATTGAACCCATGACGATCGGGCCGTAGGATTGTCCGGCATGTTGTGAAACACCACAGGGATCGACGGGGGAAGCGCCAGCTCAGTCGCAAGCCGCCCCTCAATGATCGATCGAACGGTATTGAGATCAACAGCAGCCATCAGCGATTCCTACGGCGTATGAGCTCAATTCTGGCGGGGATCTGAAATGCAGCGATCTCCTTTCCCAAGATATCTGGATAGCCGGGGACCGTCGGCGGGTTTTGCCTGGTCCGGTAAAC